AAGACGGTGCCGTTTCTAGAGTAGCTGGTATGGATGTAGTTATTGATAAATCTTTGAATGACTTACAAACAACCGGTTTACCTTTCTTAGCTGGTACTAAGAATGCAATTACTAAAGCTCAACAGATTTCTAAAGTTGAGTCTACAAGAGACCCTTATTGCTTTAGAGACCTTATTAAAGGTATTGACCTTTATGGTTTCAAATTGGTTCATCCGGAAGCATTATATCGTGGTGTAATTGCTGATGTTGACCCTGTTGAAGCTATTCCTACACAGGAAATTCAATAGCCATTCGTCTAGGGGGATTAATTTCTCCCTAGACTCTCTGGTATAATATAGGAGACGAAGATGTCCGGTAAAACTTATTTTGATTTATGTAATGATGTGTTAGAAGAATTGTATTACGAAAAGGTTGATACCTTTGAAGAATTAAATACAACTGCAGAAGGTAGACGTGTTAAAAAGATGCTTAACCAAGCTCTAAGTTATATTTGTAATAATGAAAATGAAGCTTGGGAATTTAGAAATAAAGATACAGAAATAGTTCTAGTACCCGGGATGAAGACTTATGATAGACCTAATGGTTTTATTCAGTATATGAAATACCCTTGTTTAGATTTAGTATTAGGCTACTATGAAGACCATAAGTATTTACCTCATAATACAACAGGATTGCCTGTAGGATATTATATTAGTAATGATAAGATTAACTTCTTCCCTACTCCTGGTGAAAGCGAAGATGATGTTATTATTAAAGTAGAATATTATACAGATGATTTTGCAGAAGATTGTTGTGGTTTAGGTAAACCTGAAATGAAGTTAGCTAATGATGTTCCTATTATTCCGGCTCGTCATAGAGATATATTAATATGGAAAGTATGTGCCGACTGGAGAGGTAATGATGCTGATGGAAATTATATACATTACCAATCTAAATTCAAGAGAGCATATAGAGCTTTGTGTAAGGATTGTAGACGTACTCAAGATTTACCTAATGGCTTCCATTTAGGAGAACATGAACAAAGTATTGCTAAATCTCTATATAATGCTTGGCAAATTAGAACACAAACATCAAGAGGTAATATATAATGAGTAAAGCTCTAAGCTTTTATAATTTAACCGGAGGATTAAATACAGTACAAGACTTAGCAACTATTAATTCTAGTTCTAGTCGTACAGAGTCTCCGGATATGATGAATGTAGAATATTACAAACTAGGTGGTATTCAAACAATGAAGGGTAATACCTTAATAGGTATGCCTAGTCCTGGTGGAAGTACAGTAACTTGTGGATATGAATACACTCTAGGTAATGAGTCTTATATGATAGTTACTACCCAAGATAATAAAGTTTGGGAGTATGATAAATTCAACAAGACCTTTGGTTTAATAGGTACAATGTTATATGAGGATGGTGGAGAAAGTGGTACTAATCCTAGACATTGTATTGTAGGTTATAATAACGGAGTAGTTGTAGTTAATGGTTGGTCTGCTTTTTATTATAACAAAGAGAAACCTAGTTTAACTAAGACTTGGGTACCTGTATTAAGTATACAAGATGAAGGACAAACCTTACAAACTACTTTTCATCCATCAACAATAGCTTCCTATAGAGGTAGGTTATTTATGGGAGCTAACTCTGTTGAACAAGGAAACGAAGCTTATACTGGTGGGATGTTATTCTATTCTGGTGTAGGTTTAGGAACTCAGGATGTATGGCAAGAGTCTTCTAATGTTGGTGAAGATGCTGGAGCTTTTAAAGAGTTCTTTGAAGATAGTTCTAACTTTACTGCTTTAGGAACTTGGGCAGAGTTCTTAGTAGTTCATAAAGAACAGAATACTTACCTACTTAACGGTACTGCTGATTTAGCTAGTGAATGGGAATTAAAACCTTACTCAGAATACACGACACCTTCTCAGCAATCATACGTAGTAGCTAATAACGGTTACTTTACTTATGTTCCAGAAGCTGGAGGTATTTATTCTTTACTAACCAGAAGTATTTATAATAACACTTATCAAGGTGGAGACTTATCTTTTAAGATTAAAGATAGTTTTGTTAATATAGATGTAGATAGATATAATGAAATATACGCTACTTACAATCCTAAGAAAAAGTATATCTTATTCTATATGCCAATGATAGATAACCTTGATGAATATAGAGGAACTACTGAAAGTCCTAATGAGAATTATGGAGAGTATAACGGTAGTGGTAAATGTTATATCTATGATATACAAACTAAGACTTGGTTATTCAGAAAAGTTCCACAATATGTAACTTGTGCTTTTCAGTTTGAGAATGAAACTTATATCGGTACAAGAGATGGTTTAGTTCTTCAAGAATTCAAGGGTAAGACATTTAACGGTAGACCAATTCAATTTCATTGGTTATCACCTTCCTTTATCTGGGGAGGAGGAACAAATAAAACTACTACTAAAGAGTTTAGAATTAAGATGCTTAATACATCCGCTAATCACTTCTATGTAGAAAGTTATAGAGATGGTAACCTAAGTGCTAAAGAGAAACGTTTAATAAAGAACCTAAACGATAATCTAGGTGGTTTAATTTGGGATGTAGATTACAACTATCCTACTTATAATAGCCTTAATGAAATAACCGAGTTAGGAGATTGGAACCCTAATAACTTCGATTATATATTAAGTAGGGATATCTATCAAATAAAGAATAAAGAAGGTCAAAGATATAAATATACTATAGATGGTACTGATTACTATACAGAAAAAGAGATAGGCGAGTATAGTTGGAATGTTCCGGTATACACTCTTAATTCTTCTACTCAGCAGTTAGTATTTGATGGATATAATCAATATGATAAATATTATACAGAGACTCAGGTAACAGTAAATGATGATTATAATTTAGTTAAACAAACTACAGTAACATCTTACGCTTGGAACAAAAAAATACCTAGTAGCTTATGTTATAAATATACAGATAGTAATGGTACTTATTACGCTTGGGTTGAAGGTGATATTTGTCAAACTAACATAGTTAAGAAACAAGTAACTACGACTAATTACTATGCCTTCTATGGTGTTGATTATAACTATAATCGTAATGGGAGAATATTTGGTGTTACTACTCAAGCTTATGCTAATGCTATCAAGAATGGTACTACTAATACTAATATACCAATCTATATTAAAGACGGTAGCAATTGGTATCACACCGTAGAAATAGGTACAGGTACCGCCCAATTATTCCCTTCCAATATAGCTCCTTATGGTAGTGCTTATGGTTATGGTATAGCTGCTAGAAAAGATGGACAAGATTTTGCTTGGTATAGTTATAGTAAAAACCAGTTCCAAAAGTTAATACTTGATAGAGCTGAAAGCTATGACGATAAAGATACTGAAACAAAAGAAGTTCCTAGTGGAACAAATCCTATACCTAGTAGTACTAAAACGTATACTCAAAGTGGAAGTAATATCATTATAAAAATTAATGGTGTTAACAGAACTTTCACTAGAGAGTCTAGTAAGGATTTAGGTAGTGTTACTGGTACTAACTACTATACAGATACAACAGATATAGGATATGGTGATAACGTTTATACGGACATTAATCTTACTAATGTTTATGGAACCGTATCAAGCGTATCAGGAAATACAATAACAGTAAACGGTAATACCTTAACTAGATATAGCCAAGCTGATAAACAAAGAACAACATCTAGTTACTATTTAAGAACCTCTAACTTCTTGGCTACTACTCCAACTACAGAAACTATTAATGAACCTATTTATAATTATCCAGTATTACCAGAAAATACATTACCTAAGTCTTTAACGGATACAGTATGGGATTATTCAAATAGTTTCACAACTAAAGATGGAGATTTTCCAGCAGACCTACCTAGTGGATATGATAATTATAATGATATTCCGGTAGCTATGCTAGGAGATGGTTGGTTAGAACAAGGTTATCAAACTAAACGTTTCTTACTTCCTACTCAATATTTTGAGACTGTTCAGTTCAGGTTCTCTGGTGGGTATGAAGATGAAGATGGAGATGATAATTATAGTGATAATATATGTATAAGTGGTTTTGAAGTTGAAGGTATTCAGCTCGCAGAAACCCCTTGGAGATAACGAAAAGGAGGACAAAATATGTACGAAGTTATCCAAGTTAAATGGGAACCAGAATTCCAAGATGAGATAAAAGAAATCTATAGGATGTTCAAAGACCAAGAAAGAAAGATATTTGATTTAACCACATATACCGAAGGTAATACAATTATGGACTTCGTTGAAAGAACTATAGAAGATGATTTAGTCTTTATGGTAAAAGAAGATGGAGTACCTTGTGCGGTATTTACCCTAGATAATATTAGGGTATACAAAACAGTAATAACAAGAATTAATATACATTGTGCAATTCGTAGACACTTCTGGGGAGCTAAGGCTAGAGAGATATGTAAAGTATTTCTAAACTTCTTAGATAGTCATTATCTAATAAAAAAGCTCATAGCAGAGGTTCCCCAATGTGGATACGGAGTAATAAAACTTCTAAAGGATTTAGGGTTTAAACATGAAGGTACTATGAAAGAGTCTAGTGTTTATCTTGATAAAAACAATAAACCTAAATTCTATGATGATTTGATTTATTCAAGAACTAGAGAGGATATAAAATAATGGGTACATTTGGTGGTAATAAAAAAGTTAAAGCTCCTGTATATCAAGAATGGCAAGGTAATGAATATACTGATAGAGCTAGACAAAATGTAGGAACCTATGGTGATTGGGTAGGAGGTAATTGGCAGTCTTTAGTAAAAGCTCCTACTGCTCAAGACTTTACTGGAATAGTTAATAAAGCTTACAATACGACTTGGGATGATTTCCTCCAAGATTACAATACGCAAGCTAATGCTATTGCTAGTAGAAATTACAATAGGTTTGGAGGATTAGGTTCTACTCCTTCTATGTATACGCAAGATATGCTTAATAAACAAGAGAATGACCTTGCTAGTAGATTAGGTTCTCAAATGTATCAGATGGCAGACCAACTTGCTGGTAATCAATTTAATAGAAACCTTACATCTTTGGGTACTGTTTATGGTATGTATAATGATGCTGGTAATACTATTAATGATTTAGACAAGAATAATTGGCAGATACGTAATAGAAATATTGAAGCACAATATGTTGCTGATGCTCAGAATGCTCAGAATAGATTTAATTTAGGTAATGCTTTAACTTCTGGTATCGGGGGTGCTTTAACCGGTTTAGCTTCCGGTGGAGTTCCTGGTGCTATTCTAGGTGGTGTAGGAGGTTTGGCTACTGGTGCATTAAGTGGACAAAATACCGGAGCTATAGGTACTATGTTTAATAGTCAATCTCCAGCAGTTCAATGGTTAGGTAATATTAATACAACTCCTAATCTTAATCTGAATACAAAGGCTCAACAAATAGTTAATACACCTACTACTTATAGAACCTATATGGGAGGAAGATATTAATGGTGAATGTAAGATTTAAGAACTATAAAGACTTTGTTAATTTTTTCTTAAAAGCTCCAAGGAATGTTCAAAGAATACTTTATAAAGCATATCCTGACTTTGCTGCTAAAATGACTAATGATTATATCAACAGTACTAAGAAGATAACAAATAAAACACAACCTAAACCTCAACCTCAAACTACTCCTAAACAAATAGGGATGGCTAAGGATACAGTTAAAGGTATCAAAGATAAAGTAGAAGATACTATTAAAGATACCGCTAAGAAAGCTACTGAGAAAGCTCCTATAATTAGTAAGGTAGGTAAGATTGCTAAATGGGGAGGAAGAGCTTTAGCTGGTGCTGGTACTGCTTGGACAATGTTAGACCCTAAGACAACTTGGAACCAAAAGATTTTAGGAGCTGGTTTATCAGTACCTCATCCGGTAGTTAGAGCAGCATCTCTTGCTGGACTAGGAGCTACAGAACTTATTCCTCAAGCAATTCAAAGTTACTATGATAAGAAGATGGCTGGGGATAATAGATATAACTGGAAACAAGGTGATGAGATAAATATGTATGATGCTTTTGATACTCTCAACACTAACTTTACTCCAGAACAAAGAGCTAAAGTAGATGCTTATAATAAAGCTATAAGAGCTAAATTGATTAAAGAAGCAGATGATACCTTAGCAGCTAATCAAGCTTTGCAAGATGAATACCAACAAGGTATTGATAGAATGCAAACAGAAGAAAATAATCTAACTAACGTAATTAATGGTGGAAGTTATCCTGAACCTCCAAAATTTAATTACTCTACAGGAAGATATACTAATCAGACCTCTCAGAATGCCCCAGAAGGAGCGTTTATTTATCCTCAGGATACTCAGGTAGTAAATTCAAATCAACAAGCCTTAAAGGGCAACGTAGACGTTCCTAATGTATTTAGTGATATTCCTGATTATGGTAGATGGAATGCTGGGGTAAGTTCAAGGTTAGCAGATTTACAAGCTATGAACAATAATCAAGTAGAAGGAGTTCAACCAATGCAGAATAATGCTGGTACAGAAGCTTTATTACAATACCTTCAATTACAAAATGCTAAGAACCAACAAGCTCAGCAAGCTAATGAAGCTATATTAAAACAATATCAAGATGCAGTAAGAGCTGATGAAAGACAAGCTTATGCAAATCAGTTAGGTAACTTTATTTCTAGTCTTACTCCTAGTCAAAGGGGTGGAATTAGTTATGTAAGTGCTAGGGGAGATTTAAACACAATTCCAGTAGACCAATATTCTCAATCTACAATGTTTAAATTACCTAGTACATCAACCGGAAATGTTGATAAACTTGCAGCTCAATTAAAACTTCAAGAAGGTCTTAAAGGTAATGTTAATAATGATATTACTGGACAAGTTTTAACTGCTCAGGCTCTTGGTGATATGTATAATGTTAATCCTTTAATATTCTTAAATAAAGATTTAGCTAAGGAATATATGCAAGGACAAAATACTCTAGCAAATACAAGAGTTACCGGTCAAGAAAGACGTATGGATATTCCGATAAATGCACAAGCTGATGTAATTAAACAGGATGCTATTACGGCTGGTAAATTAGCTACAGATAAAGCTAATGCTTATTATGATTATGTCTTAGAATTAATGAGACAATCTGGAATGAATGATAGACAAGCTCAACAAATTGCTAGTCAAGAAGCTATTAATATGTTTGCTCAAGAAAATCAAAACTATAGGGCTATGTTAGAAGATACTAGAATAAGAGACTTGGCTCCGTTTAATAGAGAAACACAACTTATGGTAGCTGATGCTTATGCAAGGAATAGAGGTACCCAAGAAGAGAGTCCTTTAAGTAATATGTATAAAGCAGCTCAAATACAACAAATTGGTGCTAGTTTTCAAAACCCTCAACAACAACAAATGTTTTGGGATTATGTTAATAAATGGGGAGATGGAACCTCGACAGTTGGAGGAGTTAATCCTTACGGAATAAGCATAGACCAAGAAAAGATATTAAGAAGACAAAGGAATAGATAATGGCTGATAGAAAAGGTTTTATAGATAGTGCGGTTAATCAATATGGTTTAACAACCCAAGAGATTAATTCTGCATTACAAGAAGCTGGATTTAATAAGTTAAATAAAATAGAGTCTACTTTAATAGATGAAGGTAAATGGGGTACAACCGCTTTAGGTAGAGCTAAGGAAGGACTTACCGATATAACAAGCGGTTTATCTACCCTAGTATCACAAGCCGCTAACCATCCTATAGTTACTGGTAGAGAATTAGGAAGATATGTTTCTAATAATAGTCTTCCTAAAATAATAGCTGACTTTTATAATGCTGCTACAAAACCAGTACAATTAGATGCAGAAAGTTTAGGAAGTAATTATGCAGAAGGTGGTATAAAAGGAGTAGGTGAAGGTGTTATTGCTGGTATGGTTGCTAATCCAACAGATGCAGCTATACTGGCTAGTCCTGTAATTTTAAAAGGTGTAGCTAAAGGTGCAAGAGCAGTAGCAAATAATGCAGATAAACTTCCTTTACCAAAGTTTGTTAAGAATACATTAAGAGGTTCTATATCAGATAAAGGTAGAGAAGTTAATCAAATACTTAGAGATAGCAAACTAGCTACAAGTAGACCTATAGAAGAATTAAAAGCTTCTAATATATCTATACAAAACGCTAAGACTTCTGATTTAGCTCAAGCAGTAAAAAACCTAGAAACTGGTAGGATGGCTGGTACTCCAGAACAAATTAATCTTACTCAACAATTAAAAGATATGACTACCAGAATAGATGATATGATGGTTCAGCATGGATTTAATCCTGACTATTCTAAAGCTGAAACTATCAATCAATATGCTACTAGATACTTCCAAGAAGCTGGTAAAGATATTCCGGTAAGTCAAATAGAAAAACTTCTTAAAGATACAGAACTTGCTAATAAGTTTGGAGTTACTCCGGAAGAAGTTCAACAAGTATTAGTTAAAGGAGAACAACTTTATAGGGATGGTTTTATTCGTCCTATAAAACATAAATCTACTGCAGAGTCCGTTAGAGAAGGGTTTGTATCAGAAGCAGAGAAAAAGGTTAAAGACCCTAGAGCTAAGATGTACGGTACTCAATCCTACGAAGATGTAGCAGAAGGTATTAAAGCTGGTGCTTATGATGATATAATTAAAACTCTAGGCAAAGCAGATGCTTCTTATAATGCTTTAAATGAAATGACCGGAGTGGTCGGTAGAAAAGTAGAACCAGAGTTTACTTCTAAAGTATCTAATAAAATTAGAAGTCTAACTGATAAAGAATATATAGATAAAACTACAGACCATATATGGAACTGGATGCAAAAGAATGATTGGAAACTTCCCAAATTAGGATTTACTAAAGAGGACTTGAAATTCTTTATCAAAAATAAAGGTAATAAATACCGTATAAATGGTAAAACTACTATCGCTGAAAATAAAATACCTCATGAATTAATAAGACTTAAAGAAGGAGGTAAAAGACCATTTCAATGGATATTAGATGAAGAGTTTGAAACTATAAACGGTAAACTATCTGATACTACTATTACAAGAAAAATAAAAGACATCCCATTAAAAGAGGATGAAGTAGTTGTATCTCCTAGACTATTAAGAGAAAAAATAGGTACTGCGTTAGCTGGTGGTGAAGGAGTTAATGAACCATTACAATCTATCACTAGAGGGCTTAATAAGTCCGAGATGGAGAGATATGCTGACAACCTATATGTTTATAAGAAATCAGATTTAGAAGCCCTTCAAAAGGCATTTAACGTTTCTGGTAGACAAAAGGGAATGGGTTTAGTAGGAGACATTACTGGCATAGGTAAGACAATAGCTCTAGCTACTCCTAGATATGTTGCTGGTAACGCTACAACAAACTTCTTAATGAACCCGATAACCGGTACAGGAATAGGACATTATGCCAGAGCTTTAGATAGCATAATTGGTAAGGCTGATGAGATACCTCAAATACTTAGAAGGTCTGCTAGTTACTCAGGATACTTAGGAGAAAAACTTCCTATTAATTCTGAGATGAAAGTTATATACGAGAAGTTAGTTAAAGATTTAAAAGAAGGAGATTTTAGTACTAAGTGGCAAGCTCTTAATGGTATTGTCAATACTCCAATTTTTAAATCAGCTAACAGTATAGAAACATTACAACGTAGTGCTGAGTTCTTTAATCAAGCTGAGAAATATGCCAATAAAGTTGGTAAAACTATTGATGAGGTTATTAAAGAAGCTAATGCTAATGGAGGTTTAAATAAAACATATAGAGCTATTAATAAAAGAGTAGAAGAAGTTCTAGGTGATTATACTGGCAGAAACTATTATGCTCCAGAACAAATGACAAATATAGCTAATATAATGTTACCATTCTATAGACCATTTACTCAAGCTCCTAGACAAATGTTTAACGCAGTAAAGGATTATCCTTTAGGTACTCAATTAGGTGCTATAATTCCTAGTAGATACGGTAAAGAAATATCTGATAGAGCTAAAGAGGAATATGGTATAGAACCTTATCGTAGTCAAGGCGGTTCTCCAGTACTTGCTCCATTTAATAATGCTCCGGGTAGAGTTATATATAATCAATACCATGCGTTCTCTCCGGTTGGAGAAATGATTAATAACCCTGGTGATGTATTACAAGGGAACCCATTCTTAGGAGCTATGTACAATATAGGTGCTGGTAGAACAAGATATGGAGAAGCCCCATTACCTCCTAATACTTATAAGAACCCAGATGGTAGTTATAGTATAATGGATAACAATGGTAATGTTTATCCTTATAGACCAGAAGAACATTTTGAAGACTCTGTAAGATTTAGAATAGCAGAGACCTTAAAAGCTTTAACTCCTATAGGTGGGGTTAATAGTTATATACTTCCTACTCTAGCAAGAATAACTAATCAAGAATACGCTAGACCAGCAGATACATCTCTATTAGGACAAATAGGAGATACTTCTATACCATTCTTAATGGAAGGTGCTGCTGGAAGAACTAGAGAAGGTAAAGAATTAATACTTCCTCAGTTAGGTTTTAACTATGCTGATACATACCCAGAAAGAAGTCCTGAGTATACTCCGGTACAAGTTAGAACAACAAGGAAGAGAATAATAAAGAAACAAGCTAGAAACGAGAGGAGATAATAATGAGTTTAATTATACCTTATACCTTTAAAGGAGGTACTTCTGCTAAGGCTCAAGAAGTTAATGCTAACTTTGTAGCAGTTCAGAAAGCTTTTGATACTATTTCAAGCAATCAGGATAACCTACAAAATATGTATGAAAGTCTTAATGTTAATAAGGCAAATACCAATGGTTCTACTGGACAAGTATTTAATGTAGCTGAACCAGTAAGCGGATATCATGCAGTTAATAGAGATTATTTTTGGAATAATATTAATTGGTTGCAATATATTATATCCGGTCTCCATATACAAATAATTGACGGAGACACCTTTACAATAACTCCTGGTGGATGTTTTGATAGTACTGGTAATTATGTTATCTATAACAATACAAACTACACTACAGGCAATCTACAAGGCTTGGGTGTATCTGCTACTTATAATGTTTATATTAAAGCTAGAAGTAGTGATACAACACCTACTATTTATGGATTACAATTTAAACCAGTTAATGGTTCTCAAGATATAACTCTTGATTATGAGGATACTATCTATAGAAAGATAGGAACTATAACTACTAATGCTTCTAGAGAACTTATCTCTACTGCTAAGGAGGAATACTAATGGCTTGTAAGAATAACAGATTAGTAATGAAGATAAAATCCGGAGAAGAAAAAGGATTTAACTTTACTATAAAAGCTAATGCTGGGTTTAATGATGTAAATGGTAATCCTGTTTATAATCCTGTAGACCTATCTGACTATGTAGTTGAATTTCAAATAAAGAAATATCCTTACTATTCAGTACAATCTATTATAGAAAAGATAATTACTTTAGATGAACAAGAAGGGATAGGTTGGATTAATGACCCAACTAATGGTAACTTTGTGGTACAAATAACTCTAGAAGACTTAGAAAAGTTAGTTCCTGAAAAAGATTATTACCTAATAATTACTTTGGTTACTAAAGATAATAGAATAATTATCTCAGGAGAAAATGATAAGTCTGGCATATTTAGAGTATGTCAATCCTAGGAGGTTTAAATGAGCGATAATTCATTTGAATATATAACAACTGATTATATGGTTAGTGTAAATCCTATAGAAGATACTCAGAGTCCTATTGTAGAATATATAGTAGAGTTAGGACAACAAGGGTTACCCGGAGCTAAAGGAGAACCTGGAGAACCGGGTTTCTCTCCTGTTGTAACTTCTGTTATTGATGATGATACTATTAGGTTTACATTAGTAAATAAAGATGAAGTAACCACTACCCCTAACTTCTACGATTTATTAGCTAAAAAAGATTTAAGTAATACTACTTATGCAGATGATATGGCTAATAAGTTAGATAAGGATGGAACTAATGCAGATAGTCCTATTACATTAAATAAATTAATTATTACCGCTGGTACTACAATGGTTGCGGATGTTTTATTATCAACTACCCATAATAGAAATATAAACATCAATGCTCCTATAAGAACTATTAATAATATTCAATTATCACCTAGCGGTACAACTGGTATAGTTACTTATAAAGGTAATGAACTTGCTACTTTGGATGATATACCGGAAGTTCCTGATGTATCTAATTTCTTAAATAAAGATGGTAGTAATGCTGCTAGTACTATAGGCTTACAAAATATTAGTTTAGCAGGTAAGATACAAACTGCTCAACCTAGCTTTTATATAAGTAATACTAGGAATAGTGATGGTAATATTACAATAGATACTTTTAATGGTGATATATATCTAAGTCCTGATAGTAGCCACAAACTATATTATAGAAATAAAGAAATAGCTACATTAAGTGATATTCCTACAGTTGGTAATGGTGTTATAACTATTAAACAGGGTGATGTTACTAAAGGAACCTTTACCACTAACCAATCTGGTAATGCTACTATAGAATTAGACGAAGGTGGTGGTAGTGGTTCTTATACTGATGGTAATGGTATAAATATTATTAATAATGTTATTAGCATAGATGATACCGTAGCCTTAAAAACAGATATACCAGATGTATCAAACTTTGTAACCAATACGAGTTTAGCAACTACCTTAACTAGTTATGTTACGACTGGTACTTTAGTTAATACTCTATCCTTATATGCTAGAAAAGACCAATTAGAAGCAGTAGCATTTAGTGGTGATTATGACGATTTAATAAATCAGCCTACAATTGGAAACGGTACAATAACCTTTACACAGGGTGGTGTTACGAAGGGAATAATAACTACTAATCAGACAGGTGATACAACTATTGATTTTGATGGTGGTGGCGGAGGAGGAGTTACCAATCCGATAGCTTTAAGTGAAAGTATAGGAGGAAATACATATAACCTCAATATAGGAATTGATAAGACTACTGGTAATCTACAAGGAACTTATTCTTATCCTGTATCTGGTGGTACCGATACGTTACCTTTATTCTCCAGAAGTTATGGTTTAGTAAATGCTGGCTTATCTAACAACTATACAACTGTTAATGGATACCAAACAAATCAACTCTCTGTTAAAGTTGATAATTCTACTATAGGTTTTAATAATAATGGTGCCTTAACAGTAACAGGAAGTTATGCTAGTACTACTGACTTAGATGATAAGGTTTCAAAATCCGGTGATACTATGACCGGAGACTTAACCTTAGAAGATGCTGGGCTTCATAGTGTATGGACTGATGCAGATACCACAGTTACACCATCAACCACAATATCTCATGACCCTATCATTTTTCAGGATGTCAATAGTGTCGGTATGACTTATTTAGGATTTGTGAGATATGCAAATGGTAATTATGCATCCAAATTATCAACAAGAAAGACTGGTGGTGGTTGGTCTACATTTGAAGTAGGTTATAATCCCAGTGGTGATGCTTATTGTAATTTTCCTAACACTAAAAGGGTTGATGGTCAATGGATAAATAGTAATAAGGAATTATTATCAGGTGGTAATTTAACAAATGGCGACCATACCTATAGTTTATCTTCTTACTTACCTACGGCTGATAAATATGAAGTGTTGGTTACTGTTCGTGGACGTACAGGTAGTTCAAGCGGAAACTATGTCATAGCCAATGTCGGCAGTAATGCTATGGGGTATCAAACCGTTGCTAGTGCTATAACAAGAAGTTCTAGTTATGTATCTTGGGGTAGTACAGTTATAGTGCCTGTAGGTACAGATAGAGTGTTAAAAGTAAATTTAAACTGTAATGCTACTGCAACCGAAACTTATGTTGTATGTCGTGGTTATAGACGTATCGGAATTAATGCATAAGGAGAAATATATGTCATACTATTTATGGATAGAAGATAATAAAATTAATGGTGGTTCAACATTATTTCAAGAAGAAGTCTTTACTGATAATAGATTTCAGGTAGAAGTATCAGAAGAAGTTCATAATTCTTATATTAAAGATAATCTTAAATACGTTTGGAACGGTTCTGAAATCGTATTAAATCCTGATTACGAAGAAGAAAAGAAAGCTGCTAGACATAATTATGCTATGGAATTATCAATGACTCCTTTAGACTTTCTTAAGGCTATAGAACCTTATGGTATAACTTATGATACTATTAAACAATTAATGGCTAATAATCCACAAGTTGAAAGAGAATTAAGGTTTTGTCAAAATGTATACCGTAAACATCCAATGATAATTCAATTTGCAGAACAGTTTGGTATAACATCTGAACAATTAGACGAGTTATTTATAGCAGCAAACGGAGAACCTGATTAATGAAAATAGATATTCTTTACTTAAAGGTAAGGCGGAAGGTGAGAGGGCAACTCCTCTCCCTTCTGGAGTTATTACAAAATGAAAATGTAGATAAAATAGAACAAGCTTTAATAGCTGAGGGAATGAGAACCTTGGTCGGTAGCTATACGGATTGTAAAATACCTGATAAAGCTTATGATGCAGTAGCTAAGGAGGTAGTTAAATGTCTGAACAAGATAAACGACAGACTCCAAAAGAGATTAAAGAGCTAAGGTATTCACAACCTGAGAGAAAAAAGTTTGAAGTATTATATCAAAACTATACTCCCTATAAAAATTTAGGAAGTTGGTTACAATTTATTTGGAGGTTTTAAATATGAGTGGAACAGAAACAATGGGGCAGATGTACGCTAGATTATTATATGATAAAGATATGAATAATCTATTAAATAAATATTTAGCTGGATACCCCTTACATTCTCCAGCTATAGAAATGGCAGAAAATGAATTATACAATATGGGTATGAGTAATATGATTAATCCTAAATATCACCCAGAACTTAATGCAAAGGGTGCTTTAGGCAAAACGGCAAGTTCTATTATGAAAGGTGCAAGAGGAGCAGCTCACTTAATACCTATAGTTGGAGCTGGATTAACCGCTGCTGATATATATCAAGGATTAAATCAACCTGTAGGAGCAGCAAATATTCCATATGAACAACGGTTAAAAACCGCTTCTCCTTTTGAGAGAGAACAATTAATGAACATAAATTATTTTGGTAGATAATATGCAAGCGAGATTTTTAACAGATGAAAGTAGGATAGGATACTTAGAAAAAGACCTATACTTTACTAATGATAATACGTTATTTCAAGATAGCAAAGGTAATATCTATATAGTACCAAGAGGTTTTGTAACAGACTTCTACTCTATCCCAGATATGTTAGCTTGGGTAACAGGAGATAGTGCTGAACGAGACCCTAGACCGGCAATAGTACATGACTTTGGTTGTGCATTTCATGGTCTACTAAGGGTACGAGGGATGCTGGTACGAGACTTAATCCAGTATGGATACCTTACTAAACACTACTCAGAGTTAAGGAAGAAAGATTATAATATCTGTACAGATATACCAACATGTTTCTTAGAATTTGTACCAATGAGTAAAGGTCAAGTAAACAATATCCTTGGAGAAGCTATGAGTTGTCTCCAAGTTCCAAGAAGAACTTTAATTCGTTTAGGTGTATGCTTTAATATAAATTGGTACTGGACAGGTACTAAGTTTGATATGAGTAAAATATATACAATCTATAATCATTATAAAAGGAGGTAGTAATGAGATTATCACCACACTTTACACTAGAAGAAATGATATATAGTGATACTGCTAAGAGATATAAAATAGATAATACTCCTAAAGAGGAGATAATAAAGAACCTAGGTTATCTAGCTCATAATCTCCTAGAACCTTTAAGAGAATTATTAGGTAGACCTATAGTTATTACCTCCGGTTATAGATGCGAAAAACTCAATACCAAAATAAAAGGAAGTAAAACATCCCAACATATGTATGGACAAGCTGCGGATATTTGGGTAAGAGGTATGAGTCCTCAATTATTATATGAAACTATTAAAAACTCCGGTTTAGATTATGACCAACTTATTCATGAGAAAACTAAAAATGCTGAATGGGTTCATATATCTTATTGTAAGCATAATCGACACCAGAATTTATTATATAAATCAGGGGTTTATGTACTAGATTAATTCTAAGGTACCTGTAATCAAATTTAAGGCTGGTCGAACTTATTTATAAAGAAGATTACCTAAAAGATATTTAACCCCGATTAAATCGTATTCTAGCTAGCTTAAATAAAGGATATGATATTATGGATAAAACAACATATGAATTTTTAGAAAGACTTGATAAAAGATTAGATAATATGGAAGCTGATATAAAAGACCTTATGGCTTGGAAGAACCGGATGATGGGAGTATTTATAGCAGTAAGTGTTGTATGTAGCTTCCTGATTAGTGAAATTAAATCAAGATTAGGAATTATATAAAAAAGAAAAGAGGATGCCTTTAATTAGACGTCCTCTTTTTTATTATTTATTTCTTGTTTTAAGCATCCTTCCAGATAGCCACAAGTTTCTAACATACTATCAATAAGAAACTCTGCAAACTTATTCTTGGCTTCCTGTTGATTGCTTATTAATAAACTATAAGTAAGGTTGTATAGTTCAGCAACTAAAGGTTTGGTTCTAGATGTTGTAATATTTTCTCCGGTAAATACATTAATCTCATCCAGCTCTCTATACCAGTATTTCTCTACATCAATATTAAGAGAGTTACAAATTTCTTCAAGGAATACTACACTATCTAAATCCCCTTCAAATTGATAATCTATAGTTGTATATAATTCTTCATTATCCATTACTCAGTCCTTACTGTCATTAATCCTCTAGCTAAGACGTTTACACATTCCTCATCATACTCTACATGCTCGTTATGACTAATAAAGTCTATTGCATGAAGTAGTTCGTGAAAGAAAGTTTGTTTAATATTCTGTAAAGATTGTCTAGTATCAATATAAATAACACTATCAAAATATCTTACAAGACCTAGTGCTACTTGTCTATCTGATAGGAGGTCTTCATCTTTATCAGTCTCAATGATTTTAAATGTATGTCCTAATACTTCCACATACTCAAAACCTAATTTAGTTTTCTTCTTTGTTTTCTTTGCCATCTTGTACCTCCATATTAAATATACCTTCGTATTTATTTCTCATACTATTAAAGAATTTGTTTATATTCTTTTCTCTTACTTTATCTATTCTAGCATTAAGGTCTAATAGTTTTTCCGATACTTCTATAAATTCATCCTTCATAGCATCCGGAATTTCTTCTACATGATTACGGAAGATATCAGTATAACCTTCAATAGCTTGCCATAATGTATCTATTTTTATTTGTTGTAATCTAAACATTCTCTTAACTGTTGTCATTTTCTTTACTCCTTATATATAGTTCTAATATCGCTAAACTATTCCAAACCATGTGGCTCAGGTGTAATAGTCCAGTTTCTTCGTCTATCTCTTTACCTGTATTATGTTTAAGTAAATGTCTTATCATAGCATCCTGATATCTAGTAAAAGCATTATCAACCTTTTGCCAATTATCTACTGCCGGATATTTATGAGTGCCAAACTCAATACATTTACCTACCTCTAAAAGAGCATTAGGAAATATTCTACATAGAGTACCTACCATTGGTTTACCAGTGTCATATTTTTTACCTTCTTTACTCATTTATAATACCCTCCAAATAGTTTACTAATCCTTTAATGCTACTAGCTACATCTAGTAAAGGTCGGTCTAATATATCTATAAGTTCATTCTTAATACCTTTAAGTGTATCTAGATATTTACGTTCTCTAGAGTACATACATTGTATATTACTTATATTATCACCACCACTCATTTGATATCTCCTGTCTTTATTGTAGTTCCATTACCATCATCTATTCCATCCATCTATTCAACCTCCTGTATGTCTAATAAAGGTAATATGTCATCTGTAAATACTAATGGCTTGCCGCTATATCTGCAATTATTTGGACTCTTCAATAACTCTACAATCTGTTTCATAACGCAGTCGGTACAATCTTGGCAACGCACATTCTTATTCCAACAAACATTATCAGAACCATGAATTTGTTCACAGTTTTTTATAATATATTTACTCATTCTTATTTCCTTTTCCTAATATTTTTTTAATAACTTTTACTACACCTACAAGGAATATTGCCAACACTCCGCAAGTTATAGTAAAACTTATCATCCATAATAAAAAGTCGCATAAACTTCCTTCATAACATCCGTTTACCATCTATTCCAATATCTCCTTTATTTGTACCTTTTCATAATCTCTTAAATCTTCCCACATCTTATTAATACATTCTGCAATAGCTTCGTCAAACTCTCTGTATTTTGAGTTTTCAATTTCATCTGATATGTGAAACCAATACTCTCTATCGCCATCAGTATCATAATAAACAGATTTACCAAGTAGAAATTTTACAATAGCTAACTGTTTCTCTGCGGTGAAGGGTGGATAACCCATTTCTACTTCAAATCCTGCATTCTCATATAATTTAGTTACTTCACTCATTAGTTATCCTCATCTTTTTCAAGTCTACCTATTGTTCTACCAAATGAAAATCCCATAATTAAGGCACATGCAGTACAAAATAATGTAGTTAATAAGTGTATTATAAAAAATTTACTCATTGGTTATCCTCCTGTAAATTGAACATCCAACTATCATCAGAGTTATCTTCAACAACCCATTTAAAAGCATCTATTTTTACACTAAGCATAACCCTTTGAATTGCATTAGTAGAATTTAGATATATATTTTTGAGTTTATTGATTTTTGCGTTTATTTCATCTTCACTTCTCATTAGCTTGCTCCTTTATAAGTACCTTTACAACAAGGGCAATATCCTATTGTACTTCCGCCTTCATTAACACATTCTATCCAAATACAAGATTTGCTTTCTTCTTCCAATTGTTCATTTGTAACTAATCCTGTATATGGGTGTATTATTTTTCCCCCACAAATAGGACAGATTTTAGAATTACCGTCAAAATACATCCTACCCCTCACTTTCCTGTTTAATTCTATCGAATTCGAGGGAATTAGATATTATTTCTTTTGCCTTTTCGTATCCGTTATTAAGAAGTTTAATAACTGTATCTGACTTCTGCCAATTATCTCCTGTGTCAATTTCAATACTTATTTTCATTCTTCCTCGCTTTCCGCTTCGGTTATAAGGTCTATAATCTCTTGTAATGTTTCTATAAATTCTCTTAGTGCTTTACATCTTGTATCATTAAAGCAATCATGGTCTATTTCATATTGCTTACAGTCTTTAGTATCTACCGCAATAGCCTTTATCTCTTGCAAGGTCTTTATATACTTATCTCTTTGATTTATAACTTTTTGTAAATCATAATCCATATCTCGTATAGGTTTACAAGGAATAAAATCAATAAAGTTTTCACATATTTGGCAATCTTTTTGTAATTGATAATTTTCTTCTTTTAGCCTGTCATTCTCGGCTTTGAGAGCTTCTATTTGAGGATTATTAATATAAACTAACTCCCCTTTTCTAGCTAAGTCTAACGTTTCATTAAGCCTATTTATTTCACCTTGCATTAAGAATAAACTTAATAATAAGCTGCCTATATATTCATCTTTATCTTGCATCCTTAATACTCCTTATACTATAAAAGATTATGGCTACTGTTACTTCAATAGTAATAGCGGTAGTAAATCCTAATATAAATTCTAAAGTCTTAATTACCATCTTTACGTCTCCTCCTAAGTTCTTTGTTAATACCCTCACGAAGTTTTAATAGTGTATCTGTAGGTGTACGTTTCCAACTTTCAATTTCAATATAATTTTGAATACCTAATTGTATCTCCATAATTCTTTTGGCTATATTAAATCCAAATATATCCTCGGGATTTTCTAGCATTATAACACCTTTACCTCTCCAGTATTAAAATTATACCTATCAATACTTACCATACTAACTAAGTTAAGATTAATCTTAAAGTCTTCTAGTTGACCTTTTTCTCTAAAGAGTTCCTTTACATCATCTAGAATATGAGGTTCACTATCTAAGAACTTAGTAGTCTTAACTTCTCCGTATCCTTCGAGACCTTGTATATTATCTGCCTTATCTCCCATTATAATTTGTTTCATTAAATTATAACCAGCTTCCTCGTTATTAATAACATACTGTTTATCATGGAGTGGGTCATATAATTCACAAGGGAACGAGTGAAAGTCTTTATCAATACTTACAAGTATTTTTCTAGTAGGATAGTTTTGATTATCTTCTGATATTATTCTACAAGTATCATCAGCTTCTAGGTTAGGAAGACTAACTACTTCATATCTATTATAAAGTTCATTGAGGATTATCTCATACATAGGAGGTTTCTCTTTATCCTTACGATTAGCTTTGTAATCCGGATAATATTGTTTTCTCCAATTATTTTTATCCCCTACCACTAAGATAACATCATTAGTTAGGAACCTATTCTTTAAATCCTCTATAAAGTTATTTAAGTAATCCATACCTTTACGCAAGTCATAAGACTCCGTATAGATAAACCTATCTTGCTTATCTTGCACTAAAGCTTTGCAAGCGGTACAAGCTCTAAAGATATAACTTTCAATATCAATTACTAATAACATTAATTACCTCGCAATCCTTTAACATACTTGTAAGCGATATATCGCTTTAATAACTTATGATTACAATGCTCATATCTTGTATTAAACATTATATTCTTAAATATATATTGATAAAAATTATATAAATTGTATCCTCTAGTTATTCTTGACTCTATCATATTACCACTTTACCATACCAAAACTAAAGAATATAACTACTAATATTATAAAAGCTATTAAATCCACTACTTTAAATTCTCCCTTATGTCCTCTAATAATCTTTTGATATCTGCTTTTTCTGTTAAGTCATAAATAGTTATTTCAACTCTTGGTCTATCTACTGATATCCCTCCAAATGTATCAAATGTAAACGGTAGATTTTCATGGCGGTCGTCCGGTAGTTTACCTAGTTCTACTATTGCATCCTCAAAGAACTTCTGATGAATTGAAGTTACATTACCTACATCAAACCTACGTTTATCCCCTTTAAATACTTTGTATTGAATTGCTATTTTATCTAAAGGTTTATATATCTCGTTTAATATTTGTTCCTTCATAGCTGCTTTATAATTTACTTTAGCAGAGTTAAGTGTACGAAAGTAAGCATTCCTATAATTGTTTAGGTTTAATATAAACTGTCGTTTACTATTAATCTTAACTGCTAATGGACTCTCTAATATAATAACCATCTATACCTCCAAGTCCTTTAGGCAATCTTCACATACATATATATAAGGAGTTTCCTCTCCCAAGTTTTCTACATATTGTGGTTTAAGTTTATAATGACTAGGATATTCCCCACACATCTGACAACGGTGTGGGTATTCGCTAGGTTCGTACATACTTTGTTTACGTAACATTCCTTGAGCTTCTAATGCAGAAGCAAAAATTGAGTCTTCTATTGATTTAGGTTCTTCCATTATACCGTACCTCCATTAATTAATTCATTTACTTGTTTCTCATACCAACTACAACCTTTAAGAAAATCTTTTAAATTATCCGCTAGGGTAGTTGTATCTATTTCTGCTGGGAACCTATGGATTACTTTATGGTCTCCATCCACATACTTTAGTTCATAATAATACTTATTATCTAGCATCTTTTAACCTCCTATTGGTTTCTAATATTATATCTATAAAGTCTGTATTAATCTGTTTTGGTTTACTCCTTGGAGCTACCTCGGATAAAGCTTTATATATTTCACTACAGTATTTTGAATAAGTATTTATATCTATATCTTCACTCTTTAATGTGTATATATGATATAATATTCGTCCTAATTTGTGCAAACTAGATTTCATTTAACAATCTCCTTATTCTATAGATACGCTCTGCAGTACTTGGATGAGTTGGATGTGTCTTATAGAAATCTTTAGGAGGAGTTATTATTCTTAAAGCTTCTGATAATCCTTCTGGTTTACCGGTTAGTACCATAGCTAGTACAGAAAATCTATCAGCTTGTATTTCGTTTTGTTTTTTAAATGCTTCTAAGTAATTCTTATTACATCTAGCTTCTGGCATACATTTCTCTAAGTACTTAGTAGTTTTTTCTACGTGTCTAAATACTACATGTCCAGCTTCATGATAAAGAACTCCTCTTAGTTGTGCTTCTGTAAGTGTCTCAGCTAATCCAGATGATACTCTTATCTTCCCATAAGGTGTTGTTACTGCCCACATACTCTGGTCTTCTAGCTCGGTAACTGTACACTTAGTTAAATATATAGAACAAATTGCAGAAGTCTCCTTATAAACCAATTCCCTCTCCTCTTTAGTAGCTGCAAATGCCGGAGCCATAGCTAAACCTAGAAGTATTTCGATTATTAGTATTGTTAGTAATATAAATCTAAACATTATACCTCCTCTATAAATCTTACTCTTGTTCCATCAAACTTAAACTTAATTACAACCCCTCGCTTACCAGCTCTATTCTTGGCTATAATTAAATCAGCTCTTCCCCTACTATAAGGATTGGTTGGGTTATATATTTCATCTCGATACAAGAACATAACTACGTCTGCATCTTGCTCTAATGAACCAGAGTCTCTAAGGTCTGCAAGTATCGGTCTCTTATCTGCTCTTGTTTCTAATCCTCTTGATAATTGACATAAAGCTAAGATAGGTATTCGATATTTTCTTGCAAGTCTTTTAAGACCTTGAGAGTTATCGGTTACTATTTTATAATCATCTGTTATCCTTTTATCTATAGGCTCCATAAGTTGTAAGTAATCTATAACTATGAGGTCGCAGCTACCAAACTGTTGTTTACATTGTAGTATATTCTTTTCTACTGTTTGAAGAGTTGCATTACTATCATCTATTATATGTAGTTTTAAATTACCTAACTCGGTACCAGCCTGAGCAAATGCTTCAAGAATTTCGTTACGTCTCTCTATTTGATTGGTTAGATGTTCTTGATTAAATCCAGACCTTCTGTATATTGACCTTGATGTATATTCCTTTGTACTCATTTCTAAACTAAAGAAAAGTACTTGTTTATTCTGAGCCACATATTCAGCAATCTGTTGAGCTAATGCCGACTTACCCATTGATGGTCTAGCTCCCAAGAGATACATCTTACCTCCAATCAATCCGGAAAGTTGTGAGTCTAAGTTCTTAATTCCTGTAGGTAATCCTAGAGTACCTGTCTCTGACTCGTATAATAATTCTACATCCTCCCAGAATTCATTAAATCCTGTGTCTAAACCTACAAAATCCGTATGGGATGTACGAGTCATTATCTCATTAGCCTTGATAGATAATGTAGTAGCTACATCATCTACATCTTCTTTATTTTCTAATCTATTTACAGAGTCTCTACATAGATTAAGAAGACATCTAAGCTTTGAAAACTTTATAATAATCTTACATAATTGTTCCCAATTCTTAGAGGTTATATAGTTCATAGCCAAGTCATTTATCTTAGTTCTACCTCCAACTCTCTCAAGTTCTCCACTAAACTTTAAGAATTCTGATACAGAAACTATATCAGTAGGCTTACCTTCCTTGTGTAGTTTCTCTATAGCTTTAAATATAAACTGATGAGAAGGTTGATAGAAGTCAAAACTTTTGATGTTAGATAATATATTAGATACTTTGGTATCATCACACATACATATAGCTATTATATTATCTTCTGCATCCTGACTAAAGATATCTTCTATTGTTTTTATTTGCTCTGTCATTATACTTCCTTATCTATATCTATATTATATTTATCTACTAAATAAGTAATCTCTTGATTGTCATATCTTAATTCTACTGGCGTTTGTTGAATAAACTTTATAGCTTTGGCTTTGGTATCTACATCAAAGAAGTCTATATAATCTATCTGGTCTTCTGTTATACTTACTTGTGGGTTTTCTCTTATATATCTTTCAGCTACCCAACCTTTACCAAGTATATGATAATGACTTATTACAGATAACTCTTTAAGTTTACGTTTACCATTTAAAACGCATTCAGTATTTTGTTCTAGGTAGGTAAGATAATCATAGAAGATTTCAACCAGTCTATGAAATCCTTGTTCACCATATCCTTTAATTAATCTTTCCATCTGATAAGGTCTTAATCTTACCTTACCTTCCGGAGCTTTAGCTTTAACACCTTCTCTATTAAGAAGTAAGTACTTAGCTTTATGTAAGTCGTATCTCTCTGTTAGTATCTGATATATATCCTTCATATACTTATCTGGAAGGGTAGATATATAAGCTATAACTACTTCCCTATCTGTCTGAGTATGTTTTTCTGTTGCCATCTTTTGCATCCTTATATAATTTACAATCCTTACAAGTTATTGCTCCGCATTCAGAACAATTTATTATATATCTTCCACAACTAGGGCAAACATAAACCCCTAGTTCTGTTGGTAATTCTACCTCGGTATCACAATAAGGACACCATTCGTATGTTTTATATTGTGTGTTCATGTTACATACTCCTATTAAAATAATGAAACCAATCCGCTTTATATATTTCTGTAGCCGTAGTAACCCTTTGCGGATACTTACCTCCAAGATATGCTATATCACTATATCCTTTAACACATATCTTATCACCAACTGCCAGCTCATTCGTAGCATACCCCATCAGATAACCATAGACTCGGACTGTTATAGGATATTTAACCTCATCTAATATTCTATCTGATGCTAGCTCTCGCAAGAAATACCCTGTACATCTTAGGGTTACATAGGGCTTGTCTTGCCATGAGTTATCAGTTATTTCTCTTACTATTAAATTGTGTACTTCATTCCATCCGGATTGGTTCCAACCTTGTGTCATAATTATATCCTTACCGTTATAAAGAAAAAGGGAAGAATAAGGAAACATTTATTTGTAGATTTAAATTTGAGAGAGCGTGAAACATATTATAAATAATTATTCTTCCCTGGTTTACTTACGTTTAAACTTGTAAAAAATTACTATTTTTCCTAAGAATATCTATACCAATTTCTTTATTGATTGTTAAGACTCCCGATTTTTCTAGTCTTTTAATTAATTTTATTACGTCCTGATATTCATAAAAGTCTTTTGCTAATACTTTATCATACATTATTGTAATCATTATAATACCTCCTTATAAATTAAATTTATCCTTCAAATATTTACAACCCTCAGATATATCTCTCTCATACCATGGGGTACCTTCGATATACTGTCGGGCAAGTTCCTCAGTATCAATAAGTTTATAATCCATAGACATAGTAACATTGATAGCATCTGCTAAAGCATCACTAGCTTTTTTCTTGCTAGTATACATCTCAGCATATTCCTTAATACGTTTACGTATTCCTTCCGGACTATAACTCTTATCGGTTCTCTTTAAATAACTATCAAGTTGAACACAACTATAAGAGACAACCTCTGCTCCGTACTTATGTACTAAAGCATTAAAAAATCTTGAGGAGATAGAAAACCTATCGAACTCTATGGTGTCTTTATATTGTATTGTCTTGTGTAGTTTTTTCTTTTGTTCTGGCGGTAAGAGTAACCGCATTGTTTTTTCTCTAGCTTCGAGATAATAACATAAGTTATTTACATTTACCATTAGTGCGGTTAGCATATACCTATTAGTTAGTATCTCTGTTGCTATCTTAAACTTATCATATTTATTTCTATAATCTTTATCCATATTAAACCTCTTAATGGTTGGGCATGGGGGGAGTCGAACCCCCTCTAGCTAGCTAAGTTCACCGATTACTGCCCATAAACAAGGAGGGATTAAACCCTCCGTACCTTATCGGGGTTGAAATCAATTACAGTACCTTGATTATTTGTAGTAATTGTAAATAATCCTAACTCAGAGAGAGCTTTAAGACCTCTGCTTACTGTAGATTTATTCTTATATCTAAGAGACTTACGTAGGTCTTCCATACTAAATCTAATTCCATCTACTTTATCACAATTTAATTCTATTAATATATACGCATCCAATATCCTTGCTAAGATTTTAGATAGGGTTTTAGATTTTAGTATTGTATTTAAAGGTACTGTATCAATATCAATTCTCATATTTTATTTTCCTTTTTTCTGTTCTAGTAGTAGGCTTGTTGTCCAACCGCCAACTGCAAATGCAAAGTCTGCCGGTTCTAATCCTCTAGCTTTAATAGCTTCCTGTATCTGTAGGAATAAATCTATTCTAGCATTTATCTCTGCATTAATATCTACCGGTTGAGGAGCTGGTGCTTGCTGATTACTATAACCTCCTTGTCCTCCTCCTTGGTTGTTATAACCTCCTCGATTATAACCTCCTCCGTATTGTCTACTTCCGTAATTGCCGTACGCCATGTTTACCTCCTTCGTTTATTACTTGCTGGCATTCTTTGGTATCTAAATACCCTTCTTTATATAGGTTTAATACATCATCTAATAAAAGTTTATTAGTTTGGTAAGCTTGTCTTACACTCTTTACATAAGGACTTAGTTTCATTTTCAATTACCTCCAGTAATTCCGGTATACTTGCGGTTACATTATAGGTATGACCGTTTGTAAACCCTATTGTTACTTCATCTTCTATCCTAGTTATGTAGGATATCGTATAAGGATTAATAAATATATCCTCTTTATTATATTGTAGTTTTGTTCTTATCATACTATGCTCCTTAAGAATTTTTCAAAGTTCTTAATTATTATTTTAGCTCTGTAATGTTTAAATAATTCCTGATGCTTAGGTTTATACTTCATTATTATTACCTCTATAACTTGTATAATATTCTTCTTGATGATACATACTTTTAATAAACTGTAATTGATTTATAGTTAATTCATTAGTAGGTTTTTTAATTAGTTCATAATATTTTTCTCTATCTGTAAAGTTATTCCAATTACCTGTTGTCATAATGTACTCCTTTAATTTTATTATAACATATAAAATATAATTATGCGGTAAAGTTATAACTTATATGTTACAATCCTTAATATATTTTCTGTAAAGGTTCTTACTCGTCCATTCTAAAGAGTCATGATACTCCTTCCATACAAACTTTGTAATCTTTTTTGATACTTCTTTATCAGGCATAATATCTCTAATAAATATCAACCAATTGAGTGTATTATTTTCTGTCCAGTTCATCAGTTATCCTCCTTAATAACATTTAATAAATCTTTTTTATGTATTGATATTATTGATGATGTATTTTGATGAGTACAATTCAGTATCCTTGCAATCTCTGATACTGTAATTCCCAGCATAAAATACTTTAATATCTTTTTAGTATTCAGTGAAGACTCAAGACTATCTATATATTTAAAAGCTTTTTTTAGTCTTACTCTATTATCAATACTATATTCAATCTCATCTATTCTATTTTTATCATCCTCAATAGAATAGAATTCATCTATATCGCAATTGTTTTTATGTTTTAATTCTCTTGTAATCTCTCTAAGAATAGCTCTTTTAATACTCGTTATAGCATAGGATTTAAAACTTCCTTTACTCTTATCATACTTTTGAGCAGCTTTCCATAGTGCTATCATGCCATGTTGTTCTACACTATCCCAATCAATTCTATTCTCATCATGGAATTTATTGTATCTATAGTTTGAAAGTATAGATAATACTAAGGCTTTATTTTCTTTTATAAACTTATCCATATTAATATCCTTCAATAATTTCATAGTCTCTATCCTGTAAATAATATATTGCGGTAGCAAAATCACTTATTTCTTTTTCTCTATTAAAGTTTTTTGCATCCCATAAAGCATAGTTGATTAGTTCTTTTTGGGTATATGCTTTATATTTGATTTTTTGAGTATCTAATTCAACAATAGTATAAACTCTTGCCATTATAATACCTCCTGTCTTATTAGTTCTTTAAAGGGATTACACAAGATACTTCCGGATACTTTTTTAAACTCCGGTTTGTATATGCTAGCCGGTTTGTAAAAGTCTGATACTTTTAGTTCGTTACGTTGCTTATCGTATTCATAAACTTGCCCATCAATCTTGATAATAACATCCTCAAAAATAGCTCGTAGTGCGTACTCTGTAGCCTTATCATAACTTGAGTGATGTTTATTTATTGTGTTGCGTTTATTACTTGTCATTGTCGTAAACCTCCGTAAGTTCTTGAATTAATTCTATAGTATCCGTATCATTTTTATTAAAGTAAATAGTTTCTTTACCTTGAGTATCAATAGTTATTATTATATCCATGGTTATCCTTCATAATCCATAATGAAATCTAATATATCGTTAAAGTTACTTGCCACTCTGTCTATTGTCTCTGAGTCTATGTCTTGTAGTTGATTGTATAATCTTGAGTACATACCTTGACTCATTCCCAATTCTTTTATACCTTGTAATAGTTCTGTACCTGTCATTATTATACCTCCTTATATTCTAATTGGTAACATCTCTCTAAGTGGTTTATAATATCTATAGAAATAAATCTATCATCACCAAATAAGTAATAGTCAACTTGTAAGGCTTGCTTACACTCTCGATATGTCTCATATATTCCTATAAAATCTAATCCATACTGTTGAATATAGCAATCAATAGTTGATTGGGTTAAGTTACTTTTGAATTGTACTTGTATAGGTTCACAACCTTTAATAGCTAGATAATATGTGTTCATATTTACACCTCCATATATAATTTATTTCTTATAATATTTTGTACTGCATATCTTACAACTTGTTTATAAGTATTTCTTACATTTTCTCTATGTTTATAAGTACATCCATTATTCAATACTTTTGTATATTCTGTAATGGCTTTTGTATCCACTCCAAAATCTAAAAGTCTTTTATATAAATCATAATCATAGACATCTAAACAACCATATTGATAAATATTAAAATCATATTCTCTTTGAAAAGTATCAAAATATCTTTTAATATCAGGCTTATACATTACCTTTAAAATATAATCTTGCATTTGTTTAATTACTTTTTTGTTACTTGGCCTCATGATATATCCCTCCATTATTTTAATTTATTTATTTTTAGTAATATTTCTTGGCAAGTTCTTAGTTTATTTATTAATTCGTTTATTTTATTGTATGCTTTAGTTATGTTTATATTTTTATATTTGTTAGTAGTCCATAATAAACTATTCCATATAAAACATATATTACTATCAGCATTATTAATTTTATCAAACAATTCTTCAATATCTTTATTCATATTATAATACCTCTATCTCTTGTTTTGTTATTAGTACACTCTCTTGATTGAGTAAGTCGCATAACATGTGCTTTACATCGTTTATATACAGAAAGTTAGTCCAATTTTCATGCTCTATTATTTCAACATTCAAACTAGGTTCGCATACCGTTGTACCGTCTTCATGTTGATAATGTCCTTTACATTTATATATTGTATAGTTTTTAATATCCTTTAATCGCATAACTTTACGAACTGTATTAAAGAATTCTTGACTTGATATCTCCTGTTGTTTTGTATCCTTATCAAACATACCAATGTAAATATTATATTTATACATTTTTAGTACCTCCGTTACTTTTATTATTTCATATCTTGTATTTTATTTCAAGTGTTGTAAATAAATTCTTTACAATTTGTTACAATTAGTATTTTACATCTTAGTTTTTTATACTGGTTACTTGCCAGCCACTAATTAATAACTTATTGCTTACATTATTAGTATACGGTATAATAAAATAAAAATACAGACCTAAAAGAACTATTTTTACCTAATACTAAAGGATGATTTTTGGTACTACTTAAAGTAGTTCTTTAGAATTAGTTTATAATTAATATATCTAATCGATATAAAACTATAAAATAGTTTGATGAATTTATTCATATATATCTAAGCGTTATATTTGTATATTGCATTTTTATTTTATATCGAACTGATATATCTTAGTGTTACATACCGGTTTTAAAAGATGTTTACATCTTGGTTATGCTATTGCATAAGGTTGCAAAATTTGAAATATATTTTAGTTAGTTTATTATTTATTATAATTATTCCAGACTGAGTTTGTAATATTGCTTTTATATTAGTATCTTTTAGTAACTATTACTTAATGCTTTATTATAATTGCGGTTGAAGTTTGGATTACTACCCAAAACCTAAGCCCATGGCCCCGATGCATCGAATAGGGGGGCTTTTTTTCTTGTGGGGAAGGGGATT